ATTACCCCGAATTTAATCTAGGTTTTACACAGCCTCTCACTTGGAGATACGAATTAGTCTTCAGAAATTGTTGCTCCACCGTCTTCTGTTGGTGTCTCAATTATATTCTCTTCGACTTCTTCTTCTTCAACTTCTACCAGAGATTCAGGACAATCTTGTAAGAGGGCTTCTAGATTTGCCCTGTGTGTTGAACTGGTAAAGTTTAAAGCTTCTAATAAAACCTCAAGCTGACCTACTTTATTTATCATAACAGTAGCTTGAGTTCTAATACTTTTATCATTAACTTTTGAAACATCATAAGTTGTTGTTCCTTTTTCGTTATTAATAGTTACTATCAAAATTCTTCTCCTCCTTCAATGGATTCAAACTCATCTCCAGCTCCAGATTTGTAAGGTATTAAGTCTATAACTTGAACCCCTTGTAAATCTAGACCTTTGAAATGTCCAAATCTATTTTCAGTTTCCCACTCATTAAATTGAACTTTAACAAGTGAACCGTTGCCTATTAATTCATCCATAGGCATTTTGTTTCCATCAACTAATAATGGAACTTTATTTTGTCCACTACCATTTGATTTGTTTACTTTCCTTTTGATGTTGATAGCTCTACCTACAGTTTCATCGTTGACAACTAGATTCTTTACTCTAAATCCTCTAGCCTCAAAGTTATCTGCAGCACTATCATCTATTACTAAATCAACTGTATATACAGGTTCAAATCTAGTATTAGGCGATGTTATACTAGCCCAGTAGGCTCTTCCTTCTTGTATTGCCATAGTTATTTCCTCCTTATTGGCGTTTTAATTTTCGTTAGATGCATTATAGCTCTTTGAGCCAGAGTTGTCAACCCCTAAATTAATTTTTTCTAACATATTATCAAGATGAAATATATCAATATCTTCTAATAAAGATACCTCTACATTATCTCCCTTGAACTCTACAGCATGGGGAACTGAAATGTTCTCATACTCTTTTAATCTATCTACATAAAATGCAAACTCTTTATATTCTTCTCGTGTTAGTGTAGCTTTCATGCGACCTCCAATGTCCACCATTCTGGTTTAGCTCTACCTTTTTCCCACTTAGCATAGTGTTTCTCATGGGTACAATAATCTCTATAAGCTTTTATAGGGTCATTATTTTTGTACTCATGAGGCATAGCCTGTGCTAGTGGTGTTTTTTCATATGCCATTTTAATATTAGCAGGTAATCTAACCAAAGGCATTTTTAGTTTAGTTATACTTGCATGTTCTCTCCCATATCTAAATTTATACTCACTACCTAATGCTAAAAAGTGAGCATACAACCATAGATAATTAGCACTACATTCTCTTGCCCATACTGTGCATGGGTGATTCCAATAAGCTTTTTTATACAATCCATGTTCATTACAATAATCTTCACAACCTACTATTCTGTGTGCTGTGCATAACATTTGTGCTGTTTCCAATGGCATTTTTACTAGCATTTTATCTGGCTGTGCTTGTGCTGAAGCTATTGGACTATCATCAAAATAAAATATATTCATTTATCCCTCCAATGTTTTTCGTCATATATAATAAGGGCTACTGCTGTCAAACAAAAGCCTACAAAACTTCCAAGAAGTATATAACCTATGATATCTCCTAACATAATCTATCCTCCACTAATTTAATTACTTGTTCTTCATTATACCATAAACCTGAATAAGTTTCAAGTGTTCCATTTCTCCATGCAACATAGTATCTTTTATAGCCAAACATTCTATCGAAGAATACGCTATAACAACCATGTGATTTAATTAATACTCTCATCTTCCTTGTCCTCTATATGCTTTATAACTTCTGCGTTTATGTTTGTTCATGTGAGCTGTTGATATTTTAACACCCCTAGAACGACCTCCTGTGCCTTGTGATGTGACTTTTTTAACATGCTCTATAGTTTGTATTGTTTTTCTTATAGCCATTCTATTTTATCCTTTTTTCTTTTGTCGTTATATTCTGTGATTTGTTTACCACTACCATAGGAAGTAATTATTTTTGTCCATTTACTATTAGCATACCTACAATCTATAGATGTAATTGAGTTATCTATTTTTTCTTGTTCAAGTTTTTTTCTTTGTGCTTCAACTTTATCTTCATATTGTGTCATTCAACTCTCCCATGTTCATATAAACTTTCTGCAATAAAGAATAGTATATCATCTCTATCATCATCTTCATGCAATCCATAGACATCACTAACAGTCATAACTTCTGAGTCTAATTTACCTTGTCTATCAAGGTCTTCTACTTCTTGCATTATTTTTTCAAATTCTTTTTCATTGTGTTGATTGCTCATTTATTTCTCCCATATGTTTTCTTAATATTCTAATCGCATGGATTACATCTAGTTCCATGATGTCTACCCATTCATCACGACTTTCACTATGATACACCCATTTCTCTGCCATGTCAATAGGTATAGTTTTACCTAGTATTTTTTGTATTTCTATTACTTGTTTAAGTTTCATTGTTATCTCCTTGTATAAAATGTTTAAAAGGACAGGTAGCCACATAGTTTGAGAGCTACTCATTGACAAAGTTTATAACCTTTGCACTAATCAGATATTGCTATCCCTTTCAGACTACTCACACTAGGAAACTTATTTAAAACTTGTTTCTTTGTGTATTTCTGCCCTTGTAAACATGCTAGTTTGATTGGTTTAAAGACAGCTTAAAATACTAGCAAAGTCTGTCTGCAAATTATGGTTTTGTTATTTTAAGTCTGTACAAACCTCCACGCAAGTGTGGGAAAATCAGACTGTATTTACAAGGGAAGGTAATCGGTGCAGTTCTTATCCCATTTCATCTACAACTTCTTCAAGGAGAACTTATCTTGCCAGAGAAGTTTTTACAGTAGCTCGAACACCTTGTAATCATCCATAGTAATACAAGTAATTATAACTTGTCAATACTTTTAACAAAAATAAATAAAATATTTATATTGACAACTAACCACACTCACATAGTACAATACTATATAGTTTCTTATTTAAGGGGTGGTAGTAAATAGTTATTATATAGTATACCTATAGTAGTACTATAGTAAACCCCCGCTTACTACCGCCTACCATGTTCGCATAGCACATAATAAACCGCCTACTTAGTTAGTCGCATAGAATTTACAAATTAAATAGGGTATTATTTATAGTGGTACCCTAATCCACCTCACGGAGGAACCCCGTTTTAGTGATATATATACGCTATATTAGGTATTGATTTATCCCAGCAGGCATTACAATCTAGACACTTGCCCCCTTGTTCTTTTGACGGGCATTTAAAACCTATAGTTTTAGAACTTTTGTTT